TGGAATATTCTCGGCATTATATGGTGCTGGTTTAACCGGAACCATTACTTCATTTGTCGTAATTCGCTTAGTATCTGTAAACCCATACAATGATACTGTGAAATTAGGAGAAGTAATAACCTCCCATGGAACCAAACACACATTGCCAACAATTGGAACTGTAAAGTTTTTGTCCTCAGTCGTATTATTGAATACGGCATTCTGCGCTACTTCTTCCCAATCATATGAAAAGTCAAACATAGCATATAAATAATTATATGTACCCCCAACCACCTTTTGACAATCATTTCTAGTAAGTCTTTGTTTGTTTACAGAAAAACTAAGCATAAGTCACGTCCCTCTCTGTTCCCAGCCCTCGGCTTTGTCAATCACGACTATATCTTCGTCTTTCAAATTACCAAGACTTTTGATTTTGTCAAGCGCCTGTTTGCCATAAACCGTGTATGACAATGTGATAATGATTGCTACTATGGCTAATACGCTAACACCTTGTATACTCTCAGAATATTGTGGAGCAACATTGTATATTTCTATGAGTTTTGTAATTCCAGAAAGCCCAGCGGCAAGAATATCGACGCCGAGAACAACGCCGATATTCCTAACAACGCCAGTAAGAAGTGTTTTCCACTGGAACTCATTTGTCTTAGACGCGATAACCGAACCTAAGATACTATTGGAAAAAGCACAAAACAACATAAAGATTCCAAAAGATGATACCATTACTAAGCTATCTAATACAGCGTTTAAAATTTCATTCAACATAGCTAGGCATCCTTTCTATATGTCATTTAGGAGACACCCATTTCATACAGTTTCTGCTCAACATATGTCCTCTGTTCCAGAGTAACATACAGACACATTACTTCTGTGGTTTCTCCTGTTTCGTGACTTGTAGTTGAAACGAGTTTCTTACCAATACTAGTCACAATGCAATAGTGACGATATAAACACTCATAAGCGACATCGCCGCCGTCTCCTGTTTTGGTGATGCGGAGTTCATCCGTTGCGGACTCGTCCGAAAACACCTTTTCGAGCGCTTCTAATGTCATTGCGCTTTCATCAATGTAAATTTCCATTTTGCTACGAATATTCGGCAATCCGCTTGGATATACCGTAGTAGGTTCAAGAACTTCATATTCTTTGCCATTTTTAAGTGTTACTTTTATCATAATTGTCTCTCCTTTAAACCAGATAACAACCGTTCATTAATATTGTTGCGTTTTTACCCAAGTGAGTAGCGCCAGATTCAACCTCTAACATCAAATAATAGTTCCCATTTGGTGAGTTTATATTGAACTTTGTGCTGGCCGTATAAGTTGCATCAAATCCATTCGCTTCTGAATAGATAAGCTGTTGAACAACATTGCCGTTTATATCACTCAATGCTACTTTAATATGGGAAAAACTGTTTGTAATATATGCTCTTAGATTAGCAAAATATATCTGTGAATATCCTATTGTGCTGAACCCACCAAGCATAACACGCCCATATCCTCGTTCTGTGCCGCCAAATGCGTCGACCTTAATGTCTGTGCCACTGTTTGTAACAGTAAAGTATGCGGCATATCCAAGGTTTTGAGTATTAGCAACAGGAGCGCCTGGATATACAGTATATTCTTTTTTCCAAACCTCAGTACCATTGTACGTTACAGTTTTACAATGGGTTCCATTAAATATAACATTACCAGACGGAGGGATATTTGTGTTGTTAAAAGATAACGCCATCTATATCCCTCCCATCGTGTCAGCTTTTATAGGGGGGGGGGCAACTAACCCAGCGATTTTATTTAGCTTCATATCTTATACTCCGTATCATATATTAGAAATTACACTTTAGACTATAAATATAACCAGTGAAACTACGAGAGTTATTATTTGAAAAACCCATCAATACATAGTAACCTCCACTAAGTCCCGAAGTATTTAGAGTTACGCTGGTTGTCTTCGAAACACCAGTTACATAAGTTGCCGCTACGCTTGTATTATCAGCATTTATCGTTGGCCATGAATTAAGTATATGTATATAGAAATACGAATACGTTTCGTATTGGTCAAAAACATTAATACTTGCGGTCAATGATGAAATTGCCGATAAATCAACTTTCCAGTTGGTAATAACACTACCACCACCAAGATAATTGCCAGTACACGTTACTGAAATATTTGATGCGTTGAATGCCGGAGTAGACGCAGTTTGGTTTCTGTAATAGTTTGTACCAGCAGAGCCACCTAAATAATAGGCAGCTTGAGCATTCCAACCACCAGTAAATTCAGTATATTGATTTCCGCTGTTATACAACCATTCTGGTGCCCGTTTCCAAACTTGGGTTCCATTGTATGTTACCGTGCTACAACCAGTTCCATTATATGTTACGTTTCCGCTTACTGGTACATTTGTGCCATTAAAACTTAAAGCCATAATAACACATCCTTAACTATAACTAATACTAAGGTTTGTTCCAGACAAACTCATGGTTATATTAGATGAACGACGAGCATTAGATAGTCTGCCATCGTTACCTTGACATACAGTACCAGCAGAACTACCAAAGTTTTTATTGAATGCTGTATTTTTGGTGAATGCTGGTTCGGCACCTACATTGGATGGACTAAGTGTCATATTTGCCGTGGCACTTCCGTCATAGTTTACGAGGGCAGTTCCACTATTGCTCATAATAACCAGAGCGTTAGTTACCTTGTTGGCTTGCGCTACAACAGTAGTGCCATCGGTTATATCAGAAATGTCGCTTTCTATTTGTGTAATACTATTATCTACCGTTGTAAACTTAGAGGTAATAGTGGAGAATCGTTTGAGTATTTTGCCAAATAAAATAGACAATTTATCGCCAGAAGCTATGTCAGTATCGGTAGCAGCCTCTGTAAAAGTAACAGTAACATCAGAGCCGTCGCCAGTTTTGTCAAGTTTATTGAGAAATGCTGGTGTTCTATCGGTTACAAAATCTGTCATTTTGACTTCAACTTGGCCGCCTGTTACAACAGTCAATGGGCCAGCATCATTATTGAAATCAATTGGGTCAGTAGCGTACTGTTCTGGTGTTGCTAACTGATATACCACTTGGACGGGTGTGCCTGCTGCCTTTTGTGCGGCGAAATAAGCATTCAGCTCAGTTGTGGACGTGATATCGCTACCGATAAGGCCAAATATAAACTCTTTAATCGGATTATTTGCAGCATACACATATCCCCAATTTAAATTTTGATTTTCTACATTTGCATTGCTACAAATTAACGATTCAGACGATACAATCGTGCTCGGACTTACTACAATGCCATATGGTCGTTCGCCATTCTGTGCATAACTGCCTCGTACAGTTTCGCCGTCTATTTCAACAAAGCCAGTCTGGTACTCCGTCAAGCACACGTCCAGACCGTTCGTACCGTCGTAGGCTGTGCTTTGATAGTAGACGGTGAGGGGGTGCGCTGAAAGGTAAGTTCTTGCCGTTTCCACCGATGTAACATCTGGATATTCAGATGTTTTGAAGGACAGCCTAATTCTTCTGTTTGAATCTACCGAAATGCCTGAGCATTTTTTAAGATAAATGTCGTTAATAGCATAGGCATTTAAATAGCTAGATTTAATAGACCCAACAATGTCCAAAGATTCAGGAATAACCGCATCAGATTCGGTAGCAATTTGAATCCATCCATCAATGATATTTGCTTGGATAAATACTTCATCTGAGCTTCCATCCAGCACAATCCTCTTATCATAAACGCTCTTAACCCTCGTCCGGCACACGTCCCTCACATCGCCAACCTCATGCAGAGCACGCTGGATGGGGAGCTGCGTCACGCTGCCTTGATATGGCTCGTAGGGCATGGCAGTGCTGCCGAGGTTGAGCATGGGATAACACACGAAATCCACAGTATTGCCAGGGGCTACGCTAATGAACGCGATATAATTTTCAATCGCTTCCGCTATCGAAAATGTTTTAGAGCCGCCATTTATCATAACGATAGACCCTTCTGATTGAAGATTCCTTGCGATTACAAGTATCGTTCCACTTGATAGTGCGCCGGCCGTAAGAGTGTATGTTCCGGCTGGAAGGGATAAGTTAGGCGTAAACACAATAGGCGCCCATGTCGTCGCAGTTCCCTTTGCGGTAATACTCCCATCTGTATTAACGGTATAACTGACGCCATGAACGATTCCCGTTGTTGCTTTGTTGGGCAGCAAGTTCCTCCCGCACACATGAACGCTATCCACCCCCGTGAGCGCCACAGGAGCCTCAGTCGTTCCGCCCTGTGCGTTCTCGCCGTAGGCTGTGATGGACGCGATACGGTTCGCCCCCGCGTAGGCGATGGAGACGGGGGCGCCACTATACACAGCAGCGGCACTGTTTGCCATATTGGCCACCTGTACAACGTTGCCGTTTTCATCAAGAGTAGCAATACCATTGGGCTGTGCGGCTTTTTTGCCAGAGCTTTCAATCGTTCCATCGTCAGCTATTTGTAAGATATCACCAGCTTCACCTGTTACAGTGATAGAGGAAGCACTAGTAATTCCAATAACGACAAATCGTGTACCGTCATATAAGCACAACACAGGGCTATTAGCAACAAAATCGCCAGCATCTACTGCTTTAAGTACACCATCAGAACCATATTTCATAACATCTTTATTCGTGGTTCCGTTAATATTGATTTGCACAGCACCAGTATTCTTTTGATTCAACGAAAGAACAATAAGCTGTTCGTTTTTATATCCGGGATAGTTCGCTACACTAGCAGTATATAACGAACCAGAAGAATATGTACCTTTTACAACAAACGCTGATGGTGTAGCATTTATGCTATCAATAGCATCAGAATGTTGTTTAAGCACAGTATCTATAACATAAAAGTTACTTGTACTCTGACTGCCAGCGGTGGCAACACGGAAATCCAAGAACCTTACATCAGTGTCAGTGCTGCTATACACTGAAAAGCTATAATTCGGCGTTGTAGCCATTTAACCACTCCTTTTTTATTTCTTTACCATGTCGCCTTTATTTGTGGCAATAACAAGGTGCGGCTTTTATAATTGTGAAGATTATGACATAATAAAATCCAATTCTCCAAGCGTACTACCGTCCATCTCACCAAGCGTTTTTGGGTCTAGTTCACCAAGTAATCTAAATCTACCAACTAATGGCTGTGCTGTTATTTTCAACATTACTGGTATGGTTGTGGTAGCCTTGACAAGCATTTTCATACTTGCTACAATATTGCTTGTCATGGTAATAGTAATGAGATTTGATACTATCGACTTGAAAGAGACAATTAAATTGGTTTTTATCGGGGTAACTTTATTTGCCATTAACATTCTAAGTTTGACACGATTAGCTACTACTGAAAACAAATATTGTGTCTTAATAGTAACCTTTGACAGCAACTTAGCTTTCAAAGAAGATATAATCTTTATTGTGTTGATGTTGTTGAACAACAAAGTTACCAGTCTAGGAAACGTAGCTGCTATTATTGTAAATGAACGCTTGGCATTGGCATATATTTTGAACGGCTTCATAAAATCGCCTCCGTTCTAGAATTACACAAGCTGAATCTTCATTGAGTTAATAGCAAACAAAAGAATCGTAGCTGTCTGAACCGTTCTAGGAGTAGTCAAAGCATCGTAATAAAGTATATTACCGCCCGTTAGACTATCAGCAATAAACACATGTGTGATAGTACCCCAAGCAGTTGTGCTTTCTGGGAACTCAAACTGTACCTTATTCTGTACGATACCGCCAGTAGAATCTGTGAAGTTTGTTTTGTTATTTGTGACTGCTACTCTCTTGTATCCACCACCCGTTGGTTCTGTGACACCAGTACCAGCCGCATTTATGGCAGTAGTAGAAAGCCCAATATAATAAGTGCCATTTGGCGTAAACGATGTAGCGCCAAACAGATAATTATTGAGTCTATTGGCCTGATAAGTTGTAATAGCCAAAGAAATCACTCCTTAGTTTATTTAAAGTTGTAGTATATGGGTTAGAGCAATACTAACCCATATACTGTGAAATATTTACATTCCCGCTCTGATTTTTGGAATAATTGTAATAATACCCTGTTGATATACATACTCGTCGCCTTTGTAGTCTACAAGAACAGGCTGCTGTATGAATTTACCTGACAGGTTTGCGGTGCTTGAACTACTAAGTTTTACAACGAAGTTATTACCGCCAAATATTTCTCCCGGCAAATCTAAAACGGCTACGTCGGGTTGCCCTACATAACACAACCTCCAACGCGCTGTTGAACTGCTCAAATCCAAAGGAGTTCCGTCCTTATAGAAATAAGAAAATTCAAGCGTTTCAGAGTCGCCAGCAATCATGGCAAATTCACCTAGCTGATTAACTTCTATACAGAATACGCCATTAGCCATCAATATTCTCCTTCTTTCAAGTCTGGCTCCTTTGGTTGATAGTTGTCGCATTCGACAAACAGTTCTTCAATAACATTCATAACACCAGCGACAATAGCGCAATTCTGTTTGCCGCTTACTTGAATAGTGTTAAGAGCATTATATATAGATTGCAATTTTTCTTTCATTTTCCGGTTCCTCCGTTATAATATAGTCAATAAAATTGAAATTTCAAGGACGTGCGGCCAGCTGGACACAAACACCAATTGTATATGATTTGAATGTAACAAACACATTAGTCATAACATCTGTTGATTTTGACAATAAAACGTATACTGCTGCTAATATAACAGGCATACGAAACTTCTATAAGACAAGTGGCATGTGGGTTGTAACAGGATAATGGTATATTATCCAGAAACTACCCACCCAGAACCTCCATAAGTAAGTCCAACAACGACTTTTTCTTCAGAATAAGTTGGCGTTCCACTAGAACTTATGTTGGAAACATATCGAATTGTGTGCGTTTGTATGCCAGTAACGAATGTTGTAAAGCTCCATCCTGCAACTCTACCTTGAAATTTCAAATTTGTGAGGTCAAGGTTAGCAATAGTAGCATTCGTAGCATTAAGTTGTTGAATCGTAGCAGCGTTTGCAGCTAATGTGTGTACGTTTGCTAATTCCACATTCATTTCGTCCACAAACGCCTTTGTGGCGTATAACGTATCCAGCTTTGCCGATGTAACAGAGCCATCTTGGATGTTATTTGTTTTGATTTGGTCACCAAGGTTTGAAGCATAAATACGTCCATTAAACGTAGCAGAACTTGGCGTCCAAGAGAGCAGGCTCAATTTACCATATCCATTAGACGCAATATAGTCACCACTAGCTGTATTATACAGTCTATCAGTTCCTATTTGCCATCCGCCAATAGAACCACTTGTAGCAGTTATTTGGCCATTAATCACAAGGTTTCCGTTTGTGTCAACATAGAATTGATTGGCCCAGTTAGAGCTTGTATTCGGCCTTGTCTGTATGCTAATTCCATCAGTTGGGTTTAACTTAATTTGACTTTTACCGTTGTCTGATACAATAGTAAAAGAAGCATTATTGAGCACAGCTCCATTGGAATCCAATATGAAGTTGTTGTTATCGTTGGTTATTTGTAATTGATTACCAGCGATAAGTTTTCCCACGATTGCGTCCGCTACAAGTCCGAAAACGTTCTGCCCATTGAGATTTATTTGCCCCAAAGCAAGTCCTGCCGTTTGCCAGTTGTTGCTTGTGAACGCAAGAGTATTGGAAGTAAGCCATACTTGATTAGGGCTATAATCTCCATTATCTGTCTGGTTTCTTCCGCGCAACCCATTCTGGTTAATAACAATTTCTTGGTTTGTGGCATTAATAACGTTGTTCTTTGAAGTATCAAGAGCAGAATTGATAAACTCCGAAACAGTGTTGTTCATTCCACTGTTTACATATTCGCCCCATTTACCAGCATCGAATTTGACGCTAGAACCCGCCTTAATAGCATCACCAAATAAATCTCTAAACGTATACGCACCAGAATCCAGTCTATAACGATTACCGAATACTAATGAGAAGTTTGTGGGGTCGTCAAGTTGAACATTGAGTTCAAGTAAGACTGGTGTTATACGTTGTCCTTCGTCTTTTTCAATATTGACAATACACCCGAGTTCAAGTTGTGAGCTGAACTTCTGAAATTCTTTTAAGAATAAGAAGTTTACACTGTCGACTGTGAATTCAAAACGTGGCTGTGCTACTCTTGAAAGTACATATTGTCCTTGTGTATACAAAGACATCGCTACGTCTTGAATTTCACTATTATCCATTTCAGTCGTTGTAATGAAACTCTCATTTTGATATGTATTTTCAATGGTGTATGTTTTGAGTTCATTGTATTGCGCTTCTGTGAAATTATTTGCGAAAGACAAAGAGTCATTAATCTGTTTTAAAGAGTTGTTTATGGTTTCAAGCTCGCCATTTATACCAGTAATCTTGTTCTCTTGCGCTGTTACAGCTGCATTGGCCGCGTTCAACTCATTAACTTTAGCAGTATATTCAGGTGTATTCTTGAGGTCTCCCTCAATCATAACTTTTACAACACCCTCAATTGTGTCTCTCTCTGTTTTTAAGTCCGCTAAATCAGATTTTGCCGTTACTAACTCATTGTTTTTATCTTTATATTGAGTCAATAGGGTGGCATATTGTGGTTGCTTTGCTGTTATAGCAGCCTCCCACGCTTTAATAGCATCTATTAAATCTTGATTCATCCACTCAGTCGTAGCAAAATAACTATAATCATATATTGTATTGCTACCAAGTGGGTTTACTGCTGATATACCAAGATTATTGCCACCATACACACTCAAAGCAGTAACAATTTCATCTGATTTTTCAGATATATCAATGTTTTGAATAAGGTTATTGTAGCTTAATATAATATCGGTGTTCTTTATTAGATTCTGTAATGTGTATGCGGATACTGTTCTGGTAAAAGAATCAAACAAGAACACACATTCATATGAGTTTTCAACATCATTCATCAAAAACTCATATACCGTACTATCTGGAATCTCAAATGTGCGATACAGATTCCACAAATCAGCATCAATTTGTCCGATTGTCCAGTTAGACGTTGAAAGAATCTTGCCCATCAAGGTATTTTCAACGTTGAATGGGTCATAGAATTTATAAGTTCCATCAAATAGATTTAACTTTTTAAACGCAAGTTCTGTTTCCAAAGAATATGCTGTTACAGTTTTCTGTTTAACGATACCATCATCAGTTTCATTTACTTCAGTGATTAAGAAGTATCCAATATCATCAATCAGGATTAGTTTTTTGCTTAGAACTCTGTCATAATATGGAAATACTTCTCCATCAATCAAATATGGAATTGTTATATGGAACTCCGACATTTCGTTGAATCTAAGTGAGAGTTCATGCGTATGACTTTGGTTCAAAAAACAGATTTGTTCTTTATTTGGATTACACAGCCTTATCACATAATTCTCGTGTTCTCCAAAATAATTGAATTTTTGTAACATGATATCCTCCTTTCTGGTTATTATCCGCTTACTTTCCTTGCGTTCTGATAGTCTATTGTTATATTGTCTACACTTCCGATAACTTGTAGCTTATTGAGGCCGGGAACCAGTCTGGGGAGTATACCAGTCATATTTCCAACCCTCAGTAACCCCGTGCTAGATGTAATCAAATACCTACTACTATCTATTGTGAGTGTTTCGTTTGGGGAAAGCCCCTTAAAAGTACACCCTTTGTTACCGTCAGTCTGATTAAGTAACTGAAATTTATCTTCAGAACTAGATAATGTCACTGTGAATATAGGCAACATATAATAATTATCGTCTGATATATTATTGAATGTAAAAGTACCTTCAACATCAAATGGGCCATAACTAGCTGACTTTGGATATTCCCAAGCCCACGGAGCATCACATGTAACATCACATTTAAAAGTATAAGCAAAGTTTCCCACAGTTGTAATTGTGGGGTTATTCAATATACAATTGAAATATACAGATTCCATGTCGCATTGCATTATTTGTAACTTTTTATATGAGTTATGTCCAAACAACCATTTTTGTATAGATTGTTGCTGCAATGCGTCAACGGGTGTTAAACTAGCAAAACTTAGGCTGAATGTTAGAACGGGTGTCTGTTGTACACCAAAGAAATATGGTTTTGCTCTCCTGTATATTTCTTGCGTGTATGGCTCAACAGAGTTAGAGCCGGTATTTTGTAACACACCGGCTCCTCCCTCACTAATCAAAAACAGGCCGTAAGTTTCACTTGGGATTCCGTCAAAAACAAATGACCTAGCCCAAAATGACATTAACCCACCACCTTAGATTGGAACAATACTTGTGTTCCTCTTGTATCCTCCTCTAAACATCGTCTGGTTAATTTGCTTGACAACATCTTTAGTAATATCCTCAATTCTTGGAACAACAGAAGAATCAAGATTTCCCTGTACTTCAATGTTGAGAAGATTTCCAAAAGACATTGAGCCAAGACTACTCGCACCAGTCGATACAATATCTGGAAGAATTTTATTCATAAATCTATTTTGCTGTTCTTTTGTTATGAACGCCTCGCCTTTGAGTGCCTTTATAAATTCCTCATTACCTTTAAGTCCACCAACGAATCCGGCGTCTAAGCCAGTATGATAAGGTTTAACACCATACACCAGATTCTTCTTTGTAATACCCTCAAATTTTTGCCAGTAATAGTTTTTAGGGTCGGGAATATAGCCCCACACCCTTTGCGCTTCTTCAAGACTTAACGCGCCGCTAATAGGTTTCGTTGTGCCAGTTTTATAAATATAATATCTAGGAGTTCTATCAACGACTGGACTGTTTGCCGGACGCATAGCGGCCATACCAACGCCAGAATTTCCAGAGCTAGGACTAGACACGGTATAACTGCTGCCACCACCCAAAGAAGCGGCTCTACTTGCTGATTCATACGCTCTGTCACAAGCCTCTTTATACTCGTTGACTTTCCCTATCGCACCGTTCCATGCATCAAGGACGGTTTTGTCCAGACTATCGCCGTAGGCTCTATTGTATTGAATAAGGTCATTGAACAACGCTTCGCTGCGTTCATTGATAAGACGAATTGCTTCCGCTGTGATTTCGCCAGTCTTATCGAGGTATCTATCAATTTCGTCAATTTGCCCGTTGATATATTCCTCAAAACGTTCTTCTTCTTTATCAAGAGCATCTTTTTGCTGGTCGATAGAGTAATCGTGTTGGTAATCCTCTAAATCACGTTTAGCTTCTGCTAATTCTTCTTCAAGTTCAAGACGTTTCTTTGTGCCCTCAGCGCTTGTATCAAATTGAAGTTCTGCTATCTGGGCCTCAAGAGAAGAAATATTCTTGTTTTGGTCCTCGACTTCGCGTTTATGGTTGTATTCGTCGTCTTGTAAATCAAGCAAATCTTTCTGGGCATCAATAACCTTTTTATAACCATCAAGCTGCTCTTTAAGAGCTTCTTTTTCAAGCTCTTTTTTCTTTTTGAGCATCTTGATTGTCATTTCTAATAGGTCATTATATGCCTTTTCTTGCTCACTCTGCTTACTAGACGAAGAACCGCCTGCTTTAGCCGCATCCTTAGCCGCTGAACTTACTTGTTTATAACCATCAAGTCTTAATTTTATTGAATCATCATAAACTTTATCAAGGGCAGCTTGGGCTTCTGCGAATCTTTCAGAGTATTTTTTAGCGTCGGCCTGTATTTGTTTTGCCTCGGGGCCATCAAAACTTTGTGCAAAGTCAGCAAACTCTTGTAATGATTTAAATTGAGCACCATAAAAGGCTCCCCATTTATCTGACAACTCCTGAAGCAGAGACATTTCAATGTCGCCTTTGGCTTGCGCATATGTACTATGGTTATCTAAATCAAGGTTATAGTTGGAAGCGAGCTGATTCATCAATGCCGCGTCCATTTGAGGTAAAATGCTATAATAATTGCTTTGCATTTTTAGCTTATTTATGATATTATTATAAGCATTTTCTTCGTCAACCTTGTATGCCTCTTGTATAGCTGCTAAAACATCTTCCGTTGAGGCCAAGCCAAGCAGATAATTTGTAACTGCCTCATTAAGCTGTGGGTATCTTGAAACAATAGAGTCAAGGGTTTCTATGGAGAGAGTTCCAGTTTCTGCTATTTCTTCTTCGACTGAAATTAAGTTATCATAAGCCGACTGTAAACCAGAAACTTCTTGAGTTATCCGCTGTATATCATCGCCAGTATCGCCAAGTTCGTTGCCGACATTATCCAGAGCATCCGAGAGTGATTCAGCAGTAATTCCTGCTTCTTCCATTATTTCGGCAAGCTGTTTATCGGTGTCAGTAAGCTTTAAACCCTCTTCTTGTGCCTTTGTTATACGACTGATGTGAACAAGCAAAGCATCGCTAAGTTCTGTTTGTCTTGATTGTAATTCTTCGTATTCTTCGAGAGATTTGCCGTTAGAGTTATTGAGGTCTCGCGTTACTTGTTTATATTCCTCAATATTCTTGGTAAGTTCTTCAACTGCGACATTATATGGTCCAACGTCAGGCGCAAGGTTGAACGGGTCATTCATGTTGGCCTGAGCGGCGGCATTATTCCACGCTAACTCTCTGGCCCAAGCCATAAAGCCAGTGCCGCCTCTTTCTACGTCTCTAGCTTCAGATTTATATGTTTTTTGAGCGGTTTCTTTTCTACGTCTATCAAGTATGGACTCTTCTGCTTTTAAAACATCTAAATATGCTTGTTCAGCTTCGGTGAGCTGTTCAACTTCGGCCTTTTCTTCAAGTGCTTTTCTTTTGCCGCTAACTTCAGAAAGTTGCGATTCAATCTCAGCAAGTGTTTCTTTGTATTCTTCTGTTGTCGTTATTAAAGCGTCAAACGCAGCAACAATAGCTGTAATCCCAGCCAATACAACTGCCACTTTGACAAACGGAGAAGCCCAAAGGGCTGCACCAGCTATATTTATAGCATCTTTACCTGCTAATACTCCGTCTTTAAACGCCGAAAATGTTGAAGTTAATACTTTT